TGTAAGTATTTGTTGTTTTTACTTTGAGCGGGTTCCAAGTGCAGTAATTCCCCGGAATTTCTCCGCCGAGTCCGGTGTCATCAGCCGTGTCGCCGTTGTAGGGCGAGTCGCGGAGGGAGTCGATTCCAGACGCAGGACCCAATATTGCACCAGATACTGACGTGCTAACCGGAACCGTGGGGACAGTAATACTGGTAGCGTTGGGATCGTAGACAGCAGCCAGAGTCCAGCGGAGATTAGAAATACGTCCGTCTAGATAATCTTGAACGCCTCCGTTGAAACCAAAGGCGCCAATATAGGTGTCGTAGCCGCTAATTGCTACAAGGCTGCCGCTGTATGAAGTTGTACCAATCCGCGTACCATTGACATAGGTGCTGATCCTTGTGCCATCGCACACAGCTGCCATGTGATACCACTGCCCGGTACTGAAGCTATGGGCGACGTTTAGAGAGAAGTCTCCGCCAGTGCCATATGCGTTACAAAAGAAAGTGGAGCCATTTGTTTGAAGCGGGACAAAGTATTGACCGCCGCCAGAAGGATTCCACTCCAAAACGGTGGGATAGTTGCTAAATGAGTCAAAATAAGCAAAAGCTTCAGCAGTCCATGGCTGACCCGCACCAGATGGGGCGTAGGTCGAGCTTGCGCTGATTTTTATGTATGAACTACTGCCGTTAAAATCATTAGCTCCGGTGGAATTGGAGTTGATTGTGTAGCTACCTGCCGTGACAGCGCCACTGGGCACCGTGAGGCTGTTACCAGAGTTAATCGCTGTTGCAGTGTTAGTTGTGGTGCTTTGACAGCAAACCAGTTCTGCATTGGCGGTGCCAGAACCAGCAGTGACGCTGATGTTATTAACCGTCCAATCGTTGCCGTTGCCGCTGGTGTCTGTGCCCAGTGCGGCATCGCTGCTGTTATCCGCAAAGTCGAGGTGGAAGCCGTTGGTGCCGTAGCTGCCGGTGTATTCAATCGGGTTCCACACGCCGGTAGTGGCGTCAAACTCACCGAAGTCGGTCAGGATCTCTTCGGTAACACCATTAACTACACGGGTTGTTGTGCCAGGAGTAATGCCATCTAAGAAGTGAACGTCGGCTAGGTATAGGCTTGCAAATGTTGTTGACCCATTGTCTGACCCTAAATAGTAAGGACTTGATCCGTCATTTACCTTTGTCGTTGCGTTTTGTGCTGGATAAGTTGCTGTATCAAATGTAGTTTCTTGAACTCCGTTTATGTAGAGTTTTACGCGATTGGACGCAGTTGCCTGCGTAGTGTCTACAGCGACAACGATGTGCATCCATGCAGAATAATCCCTAAAGTACCTTGAAGGTATAAGGTTGAAAACTACTACATTGCTGATGTTAGCTCTTATAGCAATTCTCTCTATACTGTCTTGGAATCTAATGTAAAAATCATCATTTAAAGCCTGAAATACACCAAAAATAGGGTCTGTGTATACTCCTCTTGGCTTTTTAACCCAACCGCTCCAGGTCCATGTAGTTTGATTACCCGCTGATGACGGGGTTCGGCTGAGGTAGGCGCTATCGGCTGAGTTGAACCGCAGCGAACGATTCTCAGCACCCGCTGCTCCAGCAGGACTTGCCAACAGCAGAGGCAGGGCGCTTCCGGGAATTGACATGTCAGATCAGCTGATATTGGTGAGCAGGGTTGCTGTAATGCTAGTGCTCGATTCAACCGCATAAACCAGGCAATCAGCCTGACCGCTCGTGCTACTTAGCGTGGGTGCAACGCCGCCGCTGAACTTCCAGTAGGTGTCAAACGCCATCGTTCCACCTGTGGTGCCCTGCGTAATCCAAATTGCTCCAGACTGACCAGCTGTCAGATTGCTGGGGTTGGCCATCGTTGCGTTATGGTCCAGCGTCAAACTGAAGTTATTTGAGTCCGCAAAATCGGCGGTAACAGTCGTACCACTGGTCAGTGCTGTGATCTCGCCGCGTTGGCCCTTCGTCCAGGTCTGCGCTCCATCCAGCAAGCCGTAGCCGCTAATGGTCTGACCAGCAGCAAAGGTAATTGCGCCAGTCATCGTGCCGCCCGACTTAGGCAGCGCTGCAGCCGCTAGGTCGTAAGCCGTCTTGACTGAATTAGGCGTTGCAGCCGTTGTGATGCTCGTGCTGCTGGTCGAATCAGTCAGCTGAAGGACGCCGGTAACGCTCGTGGAACCGGTTTGAATCTTGCTGCCACTGATTGCAGCAGCTGCATTGATGTCGGCGTTGACAATGACGCCAGTGCCAATGCTGGTGACGCCGCTACTGCTGATCGTTACGTCGCCCGTAATCTGCCTTGCAGTCGGGATGTTCGAGCCATCGCCAACCACCAAATAACCGGCAGTCAACGCGGCCAGCTTGCTGTAATCAATCGCAGCTGATGCACTGATGTCGGCGTTGACGATCGAGCCAGCGGTAATGCTTGTGACGCCCGCGTTGCTGATGGTTACGTCGCCAGTGAACTGGACGCCTGTCGCTTCATTGCTTGAATTACCGACGTACACATAGCCGTCAGTCAGAGCAGTACCAAGCTTTTCATCGTCAAGCTCTTGGATTGCGGCTTGAACGTTGGTTGATGCAATGTCGCCGTAAGGCGTGAAGCTGATGTTGGTTGCGGTCTGACCTGCAATAGCACCGGAAACGTCGATCAGTTCCCAGCTCGTGCCATTGCTCAGGATCATGTCCGGCGGCGCAAGAGCTTCAGCCGGGGCGTTACCAGAGCCGGTGCCCGAAGTGCTAACGACCAAGTAGTACCGGTTGTTGGTGTCAGAAGCAGCAGGCAGTGAGCCGCCGACCGTCAGACCCAGTGCAGAACCGGCAGAGGTGACCGAATCAACCTGATTGACACTGGCGTCATACGTTCCAGCAAAAATCAGCTCACCACTGGTGATCGTGACGGGCAGCCATGCAGACCCGGACCAGATGTAAAGGTCGCCGTTCAGCTCGTCCCAGAAATACTGACCTTTGAAATCAGCGGTCGGGAAGGTGACAACGCCGGCAGTCGAACCAGAACCACCGAACTTGACGGTGGAAGAGTTGGACAGCTTTGCGCCAGTGATTGAGTTGTTGGCAAGCCGATCTAGCGACAGGGACCCACTGGTCAGTTTTGCGGCGCTGATGTCGGGAATGTCCGAATCGCTCAGCGTGGTGCCACCAGTGACGTGCCCTTGGGCGTCAATCGTGACCTTGGGGTAGGTGCCGGGAGTTGCGGAATTGCTGTGGTTGAGCTGACCGCCTGCGGCAACTTCAAGACCACTACCGGGGTAGACAGCACCAGCCGTACCAGCAGCGGCGGCGGGCAGATCGGCTGCAGTAATCAGACGCCCAGCAGTGACTAAACCGTTCGCGTCGTACTGGGTGACGTGGTATTCACTGGCGTTGGCAGTAACGGTGTTGTCAATCTGAATCTCGTTGCCACTCATCGTGAGGCCGTTGCCATTCACGACAACAGCGCCCTTGTCGGTTGTGGTGGCTAGCGGCAAATCCGCTGCAGCAATAGTGCGATAGCTAACGGCACCAGCACTTCCACTGGGACCAGCCAAGAATTGACCGCCAGCAGTGGTGTCGTCGAGCGACGTGGTGATCGTTACTTCATCACCGGAAGTGGCGATGCTGATATTGACGATGCCTGCAGTGCTGCCAACAACGCTGTTGACGGAACCCGCTGCTTTGATGCTGACCCAGCTTGAGCCGTTCCAGCAGTAAACCTTGCTGTCGTCGGTGTCGAGTGCCAGCTGACCAACAAAGGCGCCGCTTCCGGGCAGCGTCGTGACCAGATCAACGGTGGATTCGTCGCCCAGTTTGGCGGCAGTAACGCCGTCGTCGGCTAATTGGGTCGTGTCAACAGCGCCGTTGACCAGTGCCGTGCCAGCAACCTGCTGACTACCAAACAGAATCTTGGCGCCGGGAATGGTGGCGTCGGCAATCAGCGTGGTGGCGTTACCAACTAAATCGGTAACGGTGATCTTTTTGGTCTCGCTTGCGCTGTTATCGACAACGGCCAGGAGATCACCAGCCGCTAGATCGCCACCGGCTAACGCGGCTAATTCGCTGATCCTTAGGTCGGCCATGCCCCGGTGCCCTAGCGACTTTTACAGATAATCAGAGTCTAGGGCTTTAGTCCGGTTCTTCCAAAAGCAGGTAGGAGTCTGCGGCTTGTTCCAGCTCAAGCTTGCCCGTGTCTTCCTGTAGCAGATAACGATCAACGCGAGTGCTGGCACGCAATTTGATTGGACCAGTGGCGGCAAAATCAATCGTGCCAACGATGATGTTGTCTGGTGTAAAGCTGACGGCTGCAGCAGTTACCAAGGCGTCGAATTCCCACCAGAGTGAATCATTGATCTGGCTGGCTTCAAAGCTTCCGGTTTGTGCTGTTGTGTCTTCCGCCTTGATGTAAAACTTGCCGTGGAACAAAGAGCCGATTTCAGTACGCAGCACCAGCTGCATTAAATAGTTGACGGATTCTTGGCCTTTGTTGTTGGTGTAGTCCCAGTGGGCGGTAAGTCGTCCGCTGCCGCTGATCAGGCTGCTGTACTGCTGACGGTATTCATCGCCAAGAGCTGAAATATCAACAACTTCGCGGTTGGTGTTCAGTTCGTAGTCAGTGACTTCACCAACAATGCGGCTGTCACGATCTCGAACAATGACGGAAATCGGGATGTCACGGGCGATTGCGGCCAACGTGATAACACCTGTCGCCCCACCATCAAGGCTGTTAGCAAAGGTGTCGTAAAGCTTGACCCCGCCTAGCTCGTCGATAAAAACGTACCAGTTGCCGCTGGGATGCACGGTGCTGTCCGCCCAGCCAGAAGCATCAACAAAATCAAGGTCGGTGCCATCGGTTGTTGAGATTTCCAGCAGGTCACCTGTGATTAAGGTGCCTTCGTCAAAGTCAAAACTAAAGCGGTTACGACCGGCGTTTACGTCGCTGGGATTAACGATGGATTGTTTAGATCCTTCGCTTGATTTACGGGTCAGTTCGATCTGACCAATTTGGCCAAGGTAGATACCCATCAGATCGTCACCGTGGTCAGTGCTCCAGTGCCTTGGAACGAGATGTTGGCGCGGCTAACTTCACCGACGCTGGCACCAAAGCTGACGCTAGTGATATACGCAGTTAGCTGGACATCATGATTGGTGTTGCCTTCCACCAGCCGCAGAGTCATGGTCACGGTGTCGCTGTCCGTCACCCCAGCAACTTTCAAAACCTTCTTCAGTGCGGTCGCGGCGTCGTTGCGGTCGGTGCCGTCGTTGTAATACAGAAGACTGGCGCTGCCGTTAAATTCCTGCACACCAGGGGTGTAGCTGCGCTGGCTGTCGCCAAGCGTGGTGGTTTCGAGGACTTCAAGCGAACCAGTCAAAGTCCAGTTGCTGACCTTGATCTGCTCCGTGCCGTCGATCAGCAGGCGTCCGTCTTTGCCGGTGTAAACCTTAGCCATTAGAGGACACCTACCAATTTCACTTTAACGTTACTGATTCCAGGTCGCACAGAAGTAATCTGCGGCGGGCTGTCATAGCGCCATTTGTTGCCGGTAGCGGCGTCGATTGCAGCAGTGTTGCCGCTCCAGCCAGTGCGGAACTCTTCGGGGAGAGTGAAGACTGAAAAACCGCCTTTGGTTTCGTCGTAATGGGTGATGAAGTCGTCGGCGTAAGTGTCGGCAATGTTGTCGTAGCCGAGATCTAGTGTCATGCCGGTGCGCTTGTCGCCGTACAGAATCCGGGTCTCGGAGCCGTTCTGTGACTTAAAAGTTTTGTAGGGATAATCGCCAGCGTCAAACGTACGGCTGGACGGTGCGAGTGTGGGGTAGGCCATTACTCCGCCGGACCTCCTAGGACCTCAAACTGGCTGTCAACATCCAGCGTGTCACGGGCAATCAGGCTGGCTCCACTTGAGTTTACTGGGTGATTGCTTGCCTTCACCGTCACAATGCCTTCACCGTCAAGGTCGAGTGCTTCGACTTGATAAACCTGATTGGTGACGTTGGCGCCGATCACTGAAAAGACCGTGTTACGCAGACTTTGCGCCACGCCGTTGATGATTTCCAGAGAACCGGTTTCCACAACGGTTTGGCTGCGGTCCCAGTAGTAGACGTTGTAAGTGCCATCGGCTAGAGGATTGACTGAAACAACGCTGCCGTCTTCCCGCACAATTCCGTTGTTGGTTGGGCTGTACGGGCTGATTTCGGTGGCAACACGGATGTAGTCACCAGGCGCCAGGCTCAAACCCCACGGCAATGTGCGGAACGTAATTGTGTGGGTGACGTGCTTACGCAGTGCCAAGTAATAACGCGCCAGTGTGATTGCGTGGTAATCGCTGGTGATATGGATGAACTCGAACTGCTCCAGTGGCAACTGATCGGCTGCGGTGTCCTTGTAGCGAACGACAACGGTTTGCTGCTCAGGGAATTTGTTTAGACCTGACCAGTTGTAGACAATCGCAGCTTGGAATAACTTTCTTTCCTCAAGCTCGATCCATTCGATATTAAGGGAATCTTCAAGGATGTTGCCGCCGGTAAACATGCCCTTGATGGCAATTGCTTGGTTTGGCGCAACCTTGTAGTTGCTGTCGTATGGAAGGGCTGGTTCAATCGCAAGCTTGCCATTCTTGAGTGTGGGATAGCAAAGAACGGTGGGAGCAATCTGCCCCAGCCAGCTACGGATATTCAGGGGTTCTGCAATGGCAGCATCAAACAAGAAGTTGTTTGCGCGTAAGTAACGCCCGGTTTCAACCAGCTGGGCGCGGTCCAGCAGATCGCGGTTGATAATTGATCCTGCGCCAGTGTCTTTGTCGGTGGCCAAGTACCAGAGCAGGTCGGTCAGCAGATTGCTAGACGCCGTGTCACCGTCAATCAAGCGCTCCACTTGGATGCCATTTGACATGTAGCAGCGCAATTGATCAAGCTGCTGGAAGTTGTCACTGGACCGTAGTTTTAGGCCAGCAACAGCACACCGTTGATACTCGGGGGTGATTTCTTCGGACAGGCATTCGTTGACGTAAACGACCTCGTGCTCTGGGGAGCCATCACAGCTGTGTGTGATTAGTTCTCCGTAATGTGAAACCTCAGCAATGCCGCTGTATTTTTGGAAGAGCCGAGTCGCAGGAATTGGCTCGTCATATTCAACATACCTTCCCGGTAGTTCAACCGTATAGCTAAACCCGAATTGAGCGCCGGTAACGCTTACGCCTCCGCGCGTTATGTTCTGAACGCGAGCATACTTAACAAATGTGTCACCGGAGTTCCAAGTTCCGGTGAAGCTGTTGACGGTTGTTTCAACAATTTTCCACAAACGAGGGCTTAGGAATATGCTTTCGTCCCTGTAGACCTCAACAGTCAAAGTTAAATTCATTGTTCGCTGGGAATCTCTCGCATAGGTCCAGCCAGATTGTGTGCGGCGTGTTCCAACAGGCAGATTGTTTACCTGCGGGTCTTCGCCAAAGAAGGACGACATTATGTTGCTTAGGTCTATGCTTGAAATCGGATAACCGCTTCCATAGTTGGAATAAACCCCAGGACCAGGGAATACGCAGGTGATTTGCTTGGGAACAACACCAGGGTTGGTTGGGTCTGGCTCGTAGTAGCCATATTGCAGCTTGTCCAGTTGGTCTTCACCGCTTTCCGTTTCCGGCCTGACAGCCATCTGGCTGTGTTTGAAATAATCACGAGGTTTGACAAAGCTGCCGCGACCGCCGATTCGGAACGTGCCCATATAGGTGTCCGAAGTCCATTCCTGATAGCCCGGACGCCCGCCGTCCAACAGAAATACGCTGTCCTCTCCTTTGCTTTGTTGAGCAAAAATTGCAGCGTTGAACGGGCGCAGTCGGAACTCCAGCTGTGAACGTTCTGGGTGGGTAATTCGGATAAAAGAGTAAATATCTACCGGGGAATCTCCCGTTACCCCAAATAGATACCCGCCGATGCTTACCCAGCCTTCGTTGCGGTTGTAATCGCGGACTGTTTCGTTGTTTGCCGGTCTGGCATCCAGCGCGAACACCGACAACCGTTTGGCATACTGGGTCATCTTGCCGCCACGCAGTTCAACATTGCGCCTGTTTTCCTGCGCCATCTCCCCTGGCGTGGGAAGAGTGTTGAAGTTCGTGATGCCGTTAAACCGGGTCCAAACCTGGGACTTGATGCCGATTTCAGTTACATCGCAACGGCGATTATTTTGGAAGCTGCCCATTTCAAAGCGAAGCAGCGGGTAGAACGCTTCGTCAATGTCGGCATTGGGAAGCCAGCCCTCTTCCGTGATTGCAGCTTCAGCGACAATGCCAATCTTTCGCTGCTGGTTGCTCCAAGCCTCGATGCAGCGCAAGGTTGCCGTAAAGCCTCGCTCTCGATGTGCCGGAACTTGGGGGTCGTATGTTTCAGTGGGGCGGTCGATAACAATCCAGGCTGTCCGACCGATCATGAAGGTTGCACCTAGCGCCAGTAGCTGATCAGCCCGTTGAACCTCAGCATCAACAGTCGAACGAATGTCTTCAACCTTCGGTGGATCGGCATCACTACCTTCTACAGGAAATGGATCAGGATTTTGACGGCCTTTTCCGTACAAAACGACAATTTGATCTCCTTTATTGACTTCTACCTCCGTGGTCAGGTCTTCCCAGGCTGTTGTGTCGTAGGGCTCGTTGACGCGAGTTTCAGTATGAGTCGTTATCGCGCCAGTGGAAGCACTACGGTGTTCGATGACCCCAATCCGGCGGGCATAGTTCACGCCAGTTCCGGGCATACCGGCATTTTCTGTAATGCCGTTGCGTTGGTAATCACCCCCATAGGGATGGTTACGTCTTAAATACAGATCGACGTATTTTTTCTGCTTGATCAGCATCTGGAACTTACGGGTATAGTCCCAGTCCTTTAGGACAGAAATGACCTCCCAATCAGGGCGAACTGGCGTACCGTTGGCAATGCCCGAATAGACCCCAAATCGAATTTGGTTTGACGGTGTGAACGCACCACTAAAGGCGGGCTGGTTTGAACCTTCAAATGTCGGGGCGTAAAAAGATTGGTCAGAGTCACCTTGGCCGTCGTCAATTGCCAGTGAGCCGTAGCGAAGATTGCGACCTCTTAAGCGGCTGGCGCCATCAGTGATAACAGATCCGTCGTTCCAGTAAAAATCAAAGTATTCAGCAAAGATGTTGTCGAGCGCGTTGTTTCCAAGGAATACGCCAGCGAGATCTGGGCGGGACATTGGCCCTTGGCCAGCAATCGTGACTAGCTCGCTGATTTGATGGCTGCCCCAGCTCTTGACACGGGACCACACCATTGCAGGCGAAACTAAAACGCCACCTGTATAAAATTCGCCGTCGTCATCGACATTTGTAGAGCGCCGAGTAAATACGATGGGCACGACTGTCCCATAAGCTGCTAATTCCTGTAGTGAGCTGAAGCCGAAGGAAGGCGTGAAAATATCTGAAGCTGTGCGACTGCCAAGGTCGCGGCTACTGAATTGAGGTTGGTTGCGTTGTTGATCGGGTTGCCGTGGCTTTGGTGCAAGAAGAATTGATGCGGCAGTCGAGGCGATACCGATAACAAGGCTGGCGATTGCAAGGCCTAATTCCCACGTGTTCTGAACGTCGGGAATACCCGCGTATTCAGCCGGTCGGGCATAACTACGGGTACGAACCTCATGTGCGAACGCCTTGTACTCCTCTTCGCTAAGACCTAATTCGCTGATTAGACGCTTTTCAAACGGAAGTAGTGGCAGGTCGGCCACACGTCGATAGGGCACCATGCCACCGCTTCCAGCTTCTGGTTGATGTAGAGGCATCCCCGACTCCAATAAACCGCAAAGGCTGTTGAACTTTGCGGCAGCAATAGCACGTCACCATCGTACTCAAGCCGATCTACCCTGTTGCACCAGCTCAGTAAGTCCCTGCCAATTGCATACTGCTTGCCGTCGTACCAGTCTTGGCGGCGGGTCGGGTGCTCCAAGCCCAGGCGGTCCAGCACGGTGAACACCAGATTGATGCAGTCCAAGGCTCCGTCTGGGTCGGTGCCATCTGCACCCCAGCGGTATGGGCGCCCAATCAGATCAATCACTGCACTCGAACGTTGCTAGTAATTGGCAGGTGACCAACAAGCTGTCTGGTCAAGCGCTTGCGCGGCACGTCTGTTCCGACAGCATCCAACACGGAAGCCAGCTGCAGTTCCAGCTTGGTTGAGTCCCAGTTGGCGCTAACGATTTGGGCGATATACCGGGTGATCAAGGTGTAATCCGTCTTGTCGTCTGGGTTGATGACCAGCACACGGACGTTGGCAAGGAACCGATTCGTAACGGCTGTTTCCGCCCAGCCCCGGCTCAGGCTGTTGTTCGGAAAGGTCAGTGTGGCTGGCTGGTTGTCCCCGGCTTTGGTTGATGGAACGCCAGAGAAAGCAAAGGGCATAAAGCCGAAATAAGATGTTTCCCCGGTGGTTACATCCACGAAGGGGGCATCTTCGTTGACCCAGTAGTTCTGAAACTTGTAGTCGCCCAGCGAGTTTTCAGTACGCAGGGTTAGGTACTGGGCAAAGGCTAGTTCGTGGCTCACAGTCCGAGCCTCCGGCGGGTGGTTGTATTTTGACGGATGTTGGCCAGCGTGCGCTGCTCACCTCGCAGGGCGCCTTGCTCAGCCGCTGTACGCATACCCCGCTGGAATTGATCGGCGGTGACGTAATCCACGCTGTTGATGCGCTCCACGGTGTAGCGAACGT